ACCTTGAATAGCATCTTCTTTTTCATGCAATCTTCTCCACATTTTATCCCAACTTAATGTTTTCATTGGGTATGGTACACCTATAATATCCTTATCTTGTTCTAACATTTTAAATATTGTAGAGGCATGAAAATCAATATCAGAATCTACAAATAATAAATGAGTGTAGTTATCTTCATGATTTAAAAACTCTGCTACACATAAGTTTCTTCCCTGAGTTACTAGTGAAGATTTCATTATAGTAAAGCTAACTAATATATTTCTTCGCATACATTGTTGTTGGAATTTAAGCACAGCTTGACAGTAATGCATAGACACATCACTATGCACCGGAGTACATACCATTATTTTGTGGGGTGAACGTCCTAAATTTATATTAGTAATATTAGTATCGTTTTTATTTTTTTCAGCTTCGTCATTAAACCAAAGCGGCTCATTTGGATACTGCATCTAATGCTCCTTTTAAAAATCTCTCCCATTGTTTACCTATCTTTTTCCAATTGTAATAAGAATTAGCATATGCAGATTGGCAATCTAAATGATTTGTAATGTCAGTTTGATGTAAAGTTTTAGAAGCTGCTTCTATACCAAAAGCAAACTTGTGAGCTAAACTTCTAAAGTCTTTTTCCACAGGAACGTACATTGGAAATTCGGCCCCTGTTTCATATAACGCTCCTAAATCTGTAGTAATACAATACAGCCCTGCAGCCATAGATTCTAATAAAGATATGCAAAAGGTTTCTTCAAATATACTAGGATAGACATACATATTATATTTATGTAAATTTTCTTTTATGTATTCATTTGGTTTGTAACCAATATAATTTACGTTTGGTAATTTTTCTGCTTGTTCATATAAAGGTTTATAGTGTTTATCATTTTGTTCATAGAATTCTTTTCCATAAATCTCACATGAAGAATAAACATCTAACGTAATTAAAGGATTTTTAACTAACTGCATGGCTCCAAGTAAAATAGATAAACCTCTCCAAGGAGTATTTTGATGAATTATTTTTACACGTTGGCCTAGCTCGTAGTGAGGAGCTTGTTGAATTTTATCTATACCATTTTTTATTACGATAGATTTATCAGTTGGTATATCAAAAAATTGTCTAAACTTTTCATAAGTCCAATGTGAATTAAAAACATACCAATCATATTTCCCATGATTCTTTTTATCTCTGAACCACGGTGCTAGATTTGGTTGATCATATGAATTCTTCTGCCAGAGAATATTCATTTTAGTTGGATGTAAAGGAATTTTTTCAGGGACAGATGTAGTTATTTGTACTTGGTCTAATAACTTTTTATCCACATATTTTTCTAAATATGCGAATTGTAATTCTGTACCACCTTTAGGTGTTTGATTTCTTATTATCATTATTTACTAATACTTTCTGCATTATATCTAAACCTTTCGGTGAAACCTGCACAACTACATCTTCCACTATGTCAGGTCCTTCTTTCTTTTCTTTAAACACTTCACCAGTTTTTGTATTTCTATAAGTAGTTATAGTCGTACAATGAATTTTATGTATATTATCCGTTTTCATTCTCTCTTGTTATCAAAGCATAACTTATGGCACCTTGTATTTTATTACTGCCTGTTGCTGCTTGCACTGTTATAGCATCACCCGCTTCTAAATTCAAGCCTTGAGGTGTGGCATTTACTTGCGACTTAGCAGCTAAATCATCTCTAAAAAATTCATACTCAGTGCTTGAATCAGATGAGTCAACTAAATTCATCTGTACCACAATAGAGGATGATGCGTCGTTGTTTGCACAATATACACTTTTAACTATAATTACTCCATCAGTAGGACAAGTAAGCACCGTAGCTTTGTTTACATCGGCTTGTTTAAAACCTTGATTTTTATATTGTATAGTCATTATGATAAAAAGTAATTAAAAGCGTCTTGTTCGTTTTTTAAATCTTGTTGAAAAGAAAAATTTAATTGTTGCTTCATACTGTCTAAAGATTCTAAAATTTGTCTTTGATTATTAACATCGTATTCCTCTTTAGGTTCAGGGATATAATTAGTTATCTTAGCCATTATACTATACCGTAATACTCTTTTACCTCTTTTAATGTTGCTGGGTTTTCCTTATCATCAAATATTCTTATACTATCTAATACTCCCTCAGCACCTATAGCAGGAAGCATACCTTTTCTTTGATCTAATGCTTTCTTTTGAGTCTTAGTTAATTCTGTCACTAAATTATTAGGCACATCGTAATCCTCTATAGAATCTGCAAAAATTTCATCTAATGCTTTCTTTTGAGGAGATGGAGAAAAGTAAGCATCACCCGCAACCACACCTCTATCGTCCGCTGCAAAAAATTGATCTCCTACAGGCACACCGTAATCTCTTATAGAATCTAGTCCTTGTACTCTAGATCTTGCAGGAAATGGACTAATTGGTACCCCACCAATTGTGCCTGCTCCACGGAATAGCGCATCTGACATAGTGGCCATAGGAACATCCATTCCTTCAGGTATGTAAACTTTTTGATCTGCAGGTGCAGTTAAACTTAATTTATTAAATTCAGACATGTCTCTAGGTTTTCTAAATTTGTTTATTGCATTTGCAATAATCCCCATTATTCCAAAAGGCAGCGCACCTTTAGTTTCTCCAAAATTTTCATCTTCAGTATAATAATATTCAGAGCCATCATCACGTTTTTTTGTTTGAAATGTAGGTATACCAAAAGCAGATAAACCTTCTATCCCTCTATATCCAGGTGCTCCTCTACTAAATAAATTTCCAAAAAAACTTGGTTGACCATAGCTTTTATAAGCAGAACCAACATATCTAGTTCTACCGTCAGGCATCGTTATAATTTCTGGTAGATTAGAATATTGTCTTGTTCTAGGGCCTTTTGCAACTGTTTGACCTTTGGTAACATTACCTGTTAAAAGGTCTTTCATCGCCTGCTCATTCATCGCTCTGTTTCTTAGATCTTGTTGACTGCTTCCTGTCGCTGTTCCAGCTGGACCTGTATCATAAGCACCTGGACTTCTGTCTCTAGTGTAATCTCCTTGTGAGTCTAAAGACACAATTCCTGATGGACCCGTATTAGGACCATTCTTTAACGAGCCGTGTAAATCTTTTTTAATTAATAAATCTTTTTCTGCTTTGGTAATATAAGCTAATTCTGTAGGAGGGGCTTTAGGATTTGATTGCCATTTAACAGGTACTGTTACAGTTTTTTGTTTGCCTAAATAATTTCTTGCTGGCTTTTCATCACCCTGCATTTCATAATTGATTCTTTTATCTACAGTCATTATCTTCTTCCGTCTGCTTGTGCGTCTAATCTTAATGTGCCATATCGCCACGTTTCGCCTGTAGCGTCGTTAGCAATGTTAAGTGAAACCAATCTTCCTCTGGCTCTAGTATCTATCTTATCAGTAGTTGTAGTTATTGTAAAGGGTCCTAGTGGAGAACTTACAGGAGTAGAATCTGGGTAAGAACTTACAAATAAAGTAATCTTAGCGTTACCAGATAAATATTTAAAATCAGGTAAAAATCTTCTAACTGACATAAAGTATTCTCCATCTCCTCTAAAATCTGCCACGCCAGTTCCTTGCCCCATCATATTTTTTCTTGTGGTAATATCGTAATCTCCAGATCTAATGAATGCATTAATAGAAGTAGTCCCTGAGCTATTAACTTGATCAGTTCCTTCTTCATGAGAGTAATAAATAGTTGCTCCATATTTATTTGTAATTCCTAAAATAGTTGGAAATACAGGGGTAGCTGTAGATGTATAATCAGTTGCGTAGGGATTGCTAAATACTTGTGCATCTATCCATGTTGTTCTATCAAGAGAGCTTGTAGTCCAAACGTTTTCTCCATAATTAAATGTAACACATCTGTCAATTTGAGTACTACCATTTTTAGGATAAAACCAATTTATTTCATTATATAAATTATTATGCCCTGCAGCGACTAGTCTACTAGATGAATAATTAATTCCTAAGTTATCTCCATTATCGTTAAAAACAAAATCTTCAACTAAACAAGGTAAATATTTAACCGTACCGTCAAATTTAAAAAATCCACCTGCATCACCCATCCAATACACAGCACCATCTGCTGCTACTGCCGCATGTTGACCTATGCATCCGCAGTTAGTTCCAACTAACTTAATACTAAATGTAAAAGGTGGACCAACAAACTGAGCTAAGTAAGCTCCGGTATCAGTTAAAATTAAAAGATAATCTTTACCTGTTACAGCTGCTCTAATTTCATTTCCGTTATCTAATCTAAAAGTTCCTGCAGTATTAGTTGCAGTTGGAGCATAAGTATTTAAATCTTCTTGGTTAGAGAATCTAATAAACATTGGATCTTGAGTAGTGGTATCACCAATAGTGGTTTCAGTTCCTAAATGAAATAAATGTCTGTCTCTATCTGAAACCACAGTCATGATAGAGGCTGTTGGATTGTTAGTAGTTTGATATCCACTAGTTGTTGTAGATGCTCTATTTGCTCGAGGAGTCGTAGCTCCTGCATCCCACGTAAAAGTTTTTCCATTAAATATTGTAGCAACTAAAACTTGACCGTAGTTATCCAGACTCCAGTTTCCTGGATCCAGAACCACTGAACTTGTTGTTCTAGCTGTTCCCCATGTTGAAGCGCCCCATGTTGAAGTTCCCCATCCATAACCAAGTGTTTGAGTAGTGGGTCCAACTGTTACATAGGGAGTAAGAGTAGCTGCACCTACGGCAGTCATACCCGCTCCACCTTCATTACTAGATGCTTGTACTTCTAACCAATCACCACCACTATCAACATTTATAATTTCGTAAGTTTGTTGTAAATCAGATGCGGTATAAGTAGAAGCACCTGTAACTGTTACGGCTGTTACAACAATATATTCTCCTAAAGTTAAACCATGAGAAGCTTTGTTGAATCTAACTGTATTAGAACCATTTGTAGTTGTAATTGTAAATCCTGTAATTGCGGTATCTAGTGGAGTAATGTCAAACCACGCATCTCCATAAAAAAGAAATAAACCTTTACTTGTTCCAATTGCTGTATATTTTTCTCCCGCTAAACTAGTAAAAGCATGTTGAGCTCTTGCGGGCCCTGGTAAAGTTTCTTGTGCAGCAGTTAATTGATTCCACCCACCTATTTTTTCTGGTAATCCATATCTAAACCTAACAAAGTCCCCATCTGTCCATTGACCTTCGGCCCCTGATTCTGTGGCCTGCTTGTTAAATCCTGGCTTGAAGTTTAATTTTTGTAGCATATAATAGGTTATATAATAGTTTTATAGAGAATGAAAGGTTGAAAATTCAACAAAATGATACAGGAAATTGAAACAGGTATACCAAGTGATACTAATAAAAGAATAATTGAAGTTCTTTTTAAATTAGCTGCTTGGCAAAATGCTATAGAATATAAAGGACCTAGTTTAAATAGACCAGATGCTGGTTTTATTTTAAGCACATTTAATACTGCTCCTAACAGCTCTTATTGTCCCAATGATGTATTAAATACATATGCATATACTGTTTTTGACATGGTAAATAAAAATACATTTACTAAGTTTAAACAAGTAAATAGAATCTATTGGAACTGGTATCATCCAGGAAGTGAGATGAAATTTCACAGAGACGCTGATGGAGATAATGAATATAGTATTTTATATAATATTCATGATAATGACGGGGGAACAGAAATTAAAATAAATAACGAAGTTAAGTTTTATAAATCAATTGAATCAAAAGCCTTGGTATATCCAAGTATAATATATCACAGAGGAGTGGCTCCAAAGAAAGATTTTAATAGATTTAGTTTAAATATTTTAGGTGCCATATAATGCTTATTAACAAAGACCAAATAACTTTAATAAGAGAAAATAAAATTTGTTTAATTAAAAATTTTGTGTCTCTTGAAAGAGATTATGACTTTAATTTAATAAGTAAATTAATGGAAGAAAATGATTTAAAAGTTATTCAAAAAACAGCCGCGGGCAATCTAAGAGAAGTATTTCAAGCCCTCAAAGTAAGTAATACTTTAAAAGAATTTAAAACATTTTTTGATTTTTTAACAAAGCTATTTAGATATAAAAGAGATCCACGAGACGAAATAGATTTATTTTTTAGTCTTGTATCTTTAGTTGGAAGTGCTCATATTGACGAAGAAGATGTATTTATTCTTGGGTTAAAAGGAAAAACTATATACAGAGTTTTTGATACTGAAGACAAAGATTATCATATCGAAGAAGGAGATA